GCCCTATACCGGAAAAGGAGTGTTTGCTGTGAAAAAATTTTTTGATATCGTAATGCCTGTAAAGACGGCCGCATGCTATATTTTTACGGCCACCATGTGCGTGTATGCCGTTCTGGATCTGGTCTTCGGCTGGGGCGGTCTGCCCGATAACTACCTGTTTTCGTTTCTGCTGCTGTCGCTGGCGGGCGGCGTGCTGCAGATCGTCGCGTTCACAGAGCTTGTCATCAAAAGGCTGCGCTATACGCTGCGGCTGTTCGTATTTGCAGTGCCGTATCTGGCGGTGCTTTCGGCCGTTGCCGCCGGGTTTGGCTGGCTGCCCGCAGCGCAGCCGGGCGCATGGGCGCTGTTTTTCCTGATTTTCCTGGCGGTGCTTCTGACGATGACGCTGGGGTTCGAATTGTATTACCGCATCAGCGGCAAAAAATACGACGGCCTGCTGGGCCAGTACCGCGCTTCCCGTACACGGGATGAAAACAGCCGGGGAGAATACTGATGCATGCGGCGGGAAGCCAGATGAAAGGAATGAAAAGTTTTCAACAAAAGGGGCCTGCGCGGTGGAAAACCGCACAGCTTCCCCCGTTCAGGCCGCATTCTATCAGGCTTTTTCATCAACCGTGCATTGTATCTGCATTGTACAGGTATTCATCCAGCTTGTTCATGCTGTGTTTTTTGTACTGCTTATCCAAATGGGTATATATCTCCAGAGTGGTCTTGATGTTGGCGTGTCCCATCTGATCGCGCGCGGTAAGAATATCGACCCCAGAGAAATAGAGCAGTGTGCAGAACGTATGCCGGAGCTGGTGAGGCGTAAAGGTCTGTATGCGCATTTTGAGGGCACCGCGGGTCTTTCCGTCTTTATCCTTTTTTCGATGCCCGTATTTGGATTCCTTGCCGTCGTAGCCATATTTTACGTTTAGGTCTATCATGTAGCTTTCCCACAGATGATCCCACGAATAAGAGGTCATGATTTCACCGCGCGTATTATGGCACACATAGAGACAATCATCTTTTTTACGCTCGTTTCGCAGAAAATCAACGAGAATTGACGGGATATTCACAGTGCGGATACCGGCGGCGGTTTTTGGTTTTTTGATGCGCATTTTCGGCCGTGCATAATCCACAGCTTTATTTACCGTGATCGTGGCGGCATCAAAATCAATATCCGCCCAAGTCAGCGCAGCCGCCTCGCCACGCCGCAGACCGGAATACAGCATAAGCATTGCAGCTCGCTGCGCCCTATGCGGGGTGTCACGAATCCACTTCTGTTGTATATCCGGGATTGCGGAGCGCGATGTCGAAGGCTTTCCGGCCGGCACGACTACTTTGGCGCATGGGTTATACTGTACGACTTCTGGAATGATACTTTCAAAAATTCCGGAACAGGTATTCAGTATCTCACGCATTGTTTTGTGTGTAAGAGGCGGAACGGTCATGTGCCACTCTGCCAAGCCATTCAGTATGGATTGAATATGAGACGTTCGGATTTTATCCGGCGTCATTTCCCAGAGCGGCTCCAGATGGTCGATATGGTTTCCGATAGAACGGAGCCAACTATGCCCAATGCCAGAAGCTTTTTTCATTGCCTTATATGCGTCGGCCGCATCCTTAAAAGTCACACGCCCGCGGGATGGATCGAGCCCACGCCCCATAGCGTTTTTAAATTCGATCGCTTTCGTTTCGGCCTCACGTGCGGAAGCTCCGAAAAATTGTTTGTACTTTTTCTTGCCGTCCTGCATGCCGATATACACCTGTTTGCAATATCGGCCGTCCTTACGCTTTTTTAATCGCGCCATAAAAAAATCCCCCTTTTGGTGCACTTTACAAAGCCCACCCAAAGAGGGTATAATAACCGTGTCGGGCGGCTATATCCTCTTTAGGTAAGCTGTTCTATAGAAACGCTTCGGTGTTCCAGCACCGGGGCGTTTTTTATTTTAGCTGTTATGCGTGATGACATCCAACATGGACAACATCTTCTGTGCCGTGTTATATGCCATCTCGTATTCCTTGCTCTTCACCTTCACGGGCTTCTCCAATAACGGAAGCATAATGCAGGGCCGACTAAAGTCGTTCAGAGTGAGTTTGATCGTAATACTGTTTACGATGCGCTTTGTTTTCCTTTTGGCCGTCAGGCCGCCTACTACGGCACCAACACCCGCGAATAAGGCGCCGCCAACAAGCGCCTGCCCCACGCCGCCTGTGGTGATTGTTTCATCATCTTCCAACAAATCATAGTTCAGGAGCTGGTCAAAAGAATAAGTTGGGATATCTTTTGGACCGACCATCCCCGCAACTCCTTTTGCGGCAGCTTCTACCACCAGTGACGCGCCGCCCGTGAGTACGGCTAAGGCTCCTTTTGCAAATTTATTATCACCAGTACTTTGCGGCTGATGTTTTGGAACGCCTTTCTCGCCCGCGATACGCCATAATTTATTTTGGGCATCTATCAGGAGCTGTCCGCATTGCTGCGTTGCATGAAATACCACAGACGGTTCTTCCGCAGCAGCGCTTGAAGCGACCGGATCGGGTGTAATAGGGGTGCCGCATTCGGCACAAAATTTTCCTGCGACTTCCGCACCACAGTTCGGGCAAGTGGCCGAACGCGGCGTCGGCGTCCCGCATTCAGGGCAGAATTTACCTTCGAAATCATTTCCACAGTTTGTACATTTCATGAAATTCCTCCTTATTGAACCGAAAAGTGAGCTGTTCAGATTGCCAGCATAAAATGCGCACAAAAAGACTCATTGGCCGTTTTTAAAGGGTGGTTTTTTCTTTGTTTTTTCGCGGCTTATAATAGTACCCGCGCAATTTTTTTTCAACAATGTCCTGCAAGTGACCATCGACACAAGTGTTGAAACATGTGCCAAAACGTGGATGCAAATAGTAATCCGTTTTTTTGGCGGTCTGCAAAAATTGAATTGCCGAATCCAGTTTGTTCATTTTTACCATGACCTTTGCGATTTGGATGTATGCGGCGGGGTATTGTGGACATATTCTACGCTGCTTATCATAGGCTAGTATTGCGCTTTTGAAATCATACTCTCCCTCATATGCCTTACCTAATGCACTCCATTTTGATGCCAAAAAAGCGGGTCTGTCTTTTTCAAGGCAGCGACACCAAGAGGGATTCTCCAAATACTTCCTTAGGTAATAAATCGCTTCGCTGCGATAGGAAGCACCTAAAAACACATATGCGTCTGCCAACAGACAATAGGCCATCGGCGTATCATATCCTTGGCAAAGCTCTATTTCTTTTAGTAATATTCGTTTTCGGTCATACGCACATTCTTCTAAAATCTTTTCAGCTTCTTTGGATGGTTTAACGCCCCCAACAACGAGCGTTCCTTGGAGTTGAATTACGACATCAAACGGTGATGGAATTTCCACCCCATTCAATATAAAGCTCATTATATTCCCTCGCTTGTCCTCACGCCAACGCCTCAAAGTTTACGCCCAAATTGTCACGATAAATTGTATACGCACGCCAAATAAAAGATGGCTCAACGTTGAAGTGCTCCGCAATCTCCCACACAGAGAAACCGCGCCGCATTTCTTCCACCAACTCTGCAAGTGGGACGCGCTTCAACGCAGCCGCTTTGTCTGCCCTGTATTCAGCTTGTTCTTTCACCAGATACGGGCTATAGGGCACATAAAAAGCGCCGGAATTAAAATGCCCTTCTTCGTGTATCAGTGCCGTGACTTCTTCCCGCTGGTTTTCAATTTTGCCATAATCAATTCCTATAAAGCCTTCAACATCCGAAATAGCTTTTCGGCCTTTCATCGGACATGGAAATATTGTTATTCCTTGCATCTCTAAATCATGGTACATATCCGCCAGCGCGTTGAACATTCAACATCACTTCTTTTCACGTCGGTTCTTTTTGATTTCTGCTTTCATTCGCATAAAGGTTTTAAGGTCGTCAATATCATCTTGGTCAAGATCGTTTTTTACTTCACCATAGAACGCAACAAGTTCATCCTTTAACAGCTCGTCGGCCTCTTGGCTGGCGGGCTTTTCTTCGTTTCCGAGCAAATAGTCCACGGATACACCGAAGTAATCGGCTATTTTTTGTAACGTATCGCCTTGTGGTGTAGCCCCGGTTTTTTTCCACTTCGTTCCAATTGTTCGACTTAGCCCAATTTCAATAGTTGCCCGCGTAGGAGAAACACCTTTTTCTTGGCAGAGACGGCAAAACAGGTCATAAAACATAAAGTACAGCTCCATTTTTTGTGCACAAAGTAGAAGCTAACTTTTTTCTGCTTTTTGTCTTGAATGGCCTACCAAAGTAGGCTATAATAAGCATGTAGCCGAAAAAAGTAAGCCAATGTGCTGAATATATTCTGCAAAAATATAATACCACTAATGCTTACTTTTTTCAACATTTAATTAAAAAGGAGCTGATAATCGTATGCCTGCACAATGGACTGGCAACCTCGTAGGCAGAATGCACAATGCTGGCATTTCTAAAAAAGAGCTTGCCGCATTCATGGGAAAACATGAAAAATATCTTTCTCAAGTACTGAATGGTCACAGGGAACCCAAACATGCCGAACAAGAGTACAACGCTGCGCTCGACGAACTGATTGCAGAGAAGAATAGGAAAGAGGGGTGAGAGCATGTACAAAACAATTCGGTATAACACCATACAAGAAGGCAGCACGAACGCGGACGGAACAACCACAGGATCACCAATCATTTTTGTAGAACTTCGCTTGCCGGATAAGATTCTGATTCGGGGCAGTTTTGAACGAGAGGTCGATAAGATTTTTCAATCTGTTCGCGCAGACCTCGAAACTGCGCTTTTGAACGCACGGTGACCTTTCCGCGATTGGTGTAAATAATTAGCTTGTCTATTTGCTTCCAGCTTGTGTCTTCAGTTGGGCCAAAATACAAGAACTCTTCTGCTGCTCCTAAAGCGGATAATTCAATAGGGAACTTGGCACTTTCAATGAAACGCTCATAAAAAGGTGTTTCGGTATCACACAGCCGTCGGAATAGATGTCCAACAAAATGCGGGTTCAATTGGGCTATAACTGTTTGATTTGGTGTATATAGTTCTACTTTAGTTATGGAAATAGGATTCATTGAATGATTTTCGAATAATACAAAAATACATAAAAAACTATTTGCATTTTCCCGCGGAAAACAATTCAGTTCATTTTGAATTTCTATTTTTACAGACAGGTTTTTCCGCTCTCGCCATAATTGACGTGCTATAGACCAAACGGAAATAAAAAATCCAGCTACGGCAATCCAAAATGTTATGTCATCTCTATTGTCTAAGAACCATTGGAGCATTTTATCACCTCGGCACTATTATATCAACAATGCAAAATTCTGGAAATCCCTACACCAACATTATCCGACAAATAGTGTCCTATAAAACGGACAGAAAGGAGATGCTTTTTTGAAACGATTACATTATGCTGACTGGAACGAAGTGCGAATCACTTTAACGGTGAAAGACATCGCGGATGTGCTGAACGTGTGCGATACGGTAGCGCTGAATCTGGTTCGCAGCGGGGAAATCCCAGCCAAGAAGGTGGCGGGCCAATGGCGGATTTTGAAAACTGACCTTATGGCTTATCTTGGGACAAAAGAAAATTTGTATGCATAGAAGGAGGGGACCACGCATGGAAATTGAGGTCAAAGTAAACATCACGCCCCAGCAGTACATACGGCTGGACAACATGGCCCGCAGGATGCGCCGCCCGATGGACAAGGCGCTCGGCTGGATGGTGACACACCACATGGACAGCATCCTCGAAAACACGCACATCTCAGCGCCGGCAGGGCCGAAGCCAATCGACTGGGGTGCGATCGAATGACGGGCCTTGCATGCATCTGCTTCGGGTTCGTACTCGGAACAGCTTTTACGGCAGTCTGCCTTCTGGCGGACAAAAAGAAAGCCCCCGCTGGTGCAGCGAACACCAACAGAGGCGCAGACCAAAAATCTACATCTAAAAAATACACCACCGGGGAGGATTTGTCAAATGCCTGAACTGCATTACATCGGAATATCGGCGGCGTTTGACCCTTACGCGGAGGCAGAACCGGTGTCTTATTGCCCGGAATGCGGCGCACCGGTATATGACGGAGAGCGCATCTATTACGGACATGGAACCGATCATGTAATAGGCTGTGAGCATTGCATTGATACAGGCTTTGCACAGGCCGGATAAGGAGTACATATGGATAATTTAGCGATATACAATGATTTACGCGTTGTACCGGAAGAAGCCAAAAAAAAGATTACAGGAGGACGTTTAAACGGATTTACCGATATCAACAGCATGTGGCGAATCAAACGTTTAACAGAGAAATTCGGACCATGTGGAATTGGATGGAAAACCATAAACGAAAAATATCGCACAGAACCGGGAGCAGATGGAGCTGTCGCTGCATTTTGCGAACTTGACTTAGTATACCGTCTTGATGGCGGTGGATGGAGCGAGCCGGTACATGGAGATGGCGGGAGCATGCTTGTTGCCAAGGAAAAAGGCGGTTTATATACAGATGATGAATGCTTTAAGAAGGCCCGTACTGATGCCATTGGAAACGCTGGGAAACTGCTTGGGCTGGGTGCGGATGTATACAACGAAAATGACCGCACGAAGTATAAAAAAGAACTGTATAAGTGCAACAAGTGCGGCAAATCCCTTCACGACGTGATGCTTCGAAATGGCGAGTTGTGGGCGGCACATGACATTGCAATTTATGGCCTTAGAAGGTTTGGAGATATGTTGTGCGACGAATGTCAGAACATAGTCCTAAAAGAAGAAAAGGAAAAGAAAGAAGAAAGCCTTTCGCTTGTAGGCGGTGAAATCGTTGAGCAGACTGTTTAATTTCACGAATGCGCGTATGTCTAAGGAAGGAGAACTTTGCTTAAAGGTGAAAAACCGCGCGCAGGCCGCACAGCTTGCCTATGAGCTAAAAGACAAGACCGTGGATATGGTGGCAGAGATCAAGCGTAAAACGAAAGCCCGAAGTAAAGACGCAAACGCTTATGCGTGGGAGCTTATGGGGCAGATGGCCGATTTATTGCACACGGACAAGGACAGCGTATACCTTGAGATGCTACGGAGATACGGCCAGCAATTTGTGGTAAAGGTGCCAAATAAAAGCGTTGAGATGTTCAAGCGTCAGTACAAATACTGTGAACAACATGAAACACTTGCTCCGGAAGAACGGGCGCAATATTACCGCGTATACCTTGGCAGCTCTACATACACCACCAAGGAAATGAGTGTCCTGATAGACGGCATTGTCAGTGAGTGCAAAGACCTTGGGATAGAGACGATGACACCGGAAGAGCTGGCACGCATCAAGGAGGATCCGCGGTGAAGAATGAATTTGGCGCGTGTCTCGACAAAAACGGATACGCACCCGGCATTGTGACGTTTGATACAGACTGCTGCTTTTTGTGCGGCGGACAGGATGAAAAGCTGGACAGGCATGAATGCTTTGGCGGAGCGATGCGCGAAAAGAGCAAACGCCTTGGGCTTTGGGTACCGCTGTGCCATAGTCGCTGCCACGAATACGGGCCGGATGCGGTACACGTGAACGGAGAAGCAAGGATGTATTGCCAGCAGGCAGCACAGAAAGCGGCAATGCAGGAATACGGATGGAGCAAAGAAGATTTTATCCGCGAATTTTATAAAAACTATCTGTGATTTGTAAAGTACAGTTTTAAGTTAAGTTTTGAAAGGACGGTTGATATGGGATTGAACGTAGTTGCTCTGATGGGGCGCCTTGTGGCTGAACCCGAACTGCGCCACACACCGAGCGGGGTTGCGACATGCACGTTCCGCATCGCGGTAGACCGCAGCTATTCCAAGGATGGAGAACGAAAGGCCGATTTTATCGACATTGTAACATGGCGGCAGACAGCGGAGTTTGTATGCAAGTATTTTCATAAAGGCAGCATGATCGCCGTGAACGGTTCCATCCAGACCCGTAATTATGAGGACAAAAACGGGAACAAGCGCACGGCCTTTGAGGTGGTCGCAGAAGGCGTTCATTTTGCAGGTGGGAAATATGATGGCGCGCAGCGCGGAACGCCTCAGACGGGCGCACAGCATACACCGGAGCCGTTTAAAACAAATGCCGCTGCAGCAGATGTGCAGCAGGATGATTTTGCGGTGATTGACGATTCAGAAGATTTGCCATTTTAAAGTGAGGGCAGAAGATGATAAAAAGCGGGATAGATTACTTTCCGCTTGATGTCAGCATGGATGCCAAAATGGAACTGATAGAAGCAGAGTTTGGCTTGACAGGATTTGGTGTAGTCGTTCACTTGCTGCAAGAGATATACGGCAAGGCGGGTTACTACATTGAATGGACAGAGGAGGTTGCGCTTTTGTTCGCCCGAAAGGTCGGGCTGGGTGGGGGCGTCGTTTCCGAAATTATTGAGGCTTCTGTCAGACGGGGTATGTTCGACAAAGAGAAATATGACAAATACCATGTATTGACCTCGCGAGGGATACAGAAAAGGTATTTCGAGGCCGTCAGCCGCCGTAAAGTTCTTGAAGTCGATGAAAGCATACTCTTAGTTAACGTTACCCAAATTTGCAAGGATGTTGACATAAAGCGAAAAAATGTAAACATTTTCGAGAAAAATGCTGACATTTCAAAACAAAGTAAAGGAGAGAAGAGTAATACCCCTATATCCCCTAAAGGGGATTTTGAACGGTTTTGGAATGCATACCCGAGACATACGGCAAAGGCAAATGCAGTTAAAGCGTTCAAAAAGCTGGAGCCGGACGAAGCGCTTATTGATATCATGCTCAAAGCCATCGAGGTGCAAAAGAAGTCGGAGCAATGGCAGCGGGACAATGGCCAATATATCCCGCATCCATCTACATGGCTGAATCAGCGCAGATGGGAGGACGAGATGGAGGTGAAACAGAAGAATGACGGCATCAAGTATTACGACAAGTACAAACGATGAACGGGCCGTGCTTGGGTGTGCGGTACGTGATGATAAATGCGCTGCCCTGGTTTTAACGCGGCTTTCTGAAGACGATTTCACGGATTTGGATTTAGGGGATGCTTTTCGTGAACTTCGTGAGGTATGGAAAAAGTACGGTCGTGCGGATGCGGTCACAGTGTCAAGACTGCCACACGCGGAGCTGCTGGTATCCTGCGCCGACACAGTGCCGAGTTTATCCGGCTGTGAAATCTATATAGCACACGTAAAGGAAAAAGCGGTGCAGATGAAAGCGGCTACAATCGCGCTTGAAATTGCAACCGGGAAGCTGTCCACACAGGAAATTGCAGAGCGTGCCGGAGATATTGCGCGTCTTACCATAGGCGGGGGGCGCGTGAAGATACGCACGATGCCGGAGATGCTTGTAGACTTTCTGAAAACGCATCGAAAAGGCGAAAAGCCTGAATACATAAAAACAGGGCTTGGGCTTGAAGATTTTGTGCGTGTGAAGCCGGGAAACTTTTTCGTGATAGGCGCACGGCCAAGCGTTGGTAAAACAGCATATTCGCTGCAAATGGCTTTAAACATTGCACGCGCTGGAAAGAAAGTATTGTACTTTAGCCTTGAAACGAACTACGAAGGGATTTCAGAACGTATTGTAGCTTGCGCCGGAGGATACAGGCTTGTGGATGTAATGGACAATGAGATCTCATGGGATACACAGCGAGAGGCGAAAGCGATAGATATTTTATCCAGATACAAGGTGGATGTAGTTGATACGGTATATTCGCCTGCGGTAATGGAAGCGCTTGCGGTGGCTCATGGATACGATGCGATCGTTATTGATTATCTGGGTTTAATGGACCCGGGAGAAAGAACAAATAGCCTGTATGAGCGTGTTACAAAGATGTCGATGGCCTTGCATCGTATAGCACAGAAAAACAATTTGCTTGTAATTGCGTTATGCCAGTTGAACCGTGGAGGTACAGAAATACCTAAAATGGAGCATTTACGGGAAAGCGGGCAGATTGAACAGGATGCAGATGTAATAGTCCTTTTGCACAGCGATGAAGAAAAAGAGGAATACACGGCGATTGTGGCGAAAAACAAAACCGGAAAGTGCGGAGCTATTCCGTTGTGGTATGACCGGGAAAAGCAGCATTTTTCCGTGATTGAGACAAGGAGGAGCGAATGAAAATTGTTTTAAAAGGCGTGCCACCGAGTTTAAATCGGTTTGCGGGACGGCTAAACAGCTGGGAATATCGAAGGTCCAAAAAACAGTGGACAGAGACAGTGCAGTGGGCGTGCAAGGCCGCGGGTGTGAAGGAAGCGCCAGAAAGAGCCGTTGTCCGCATAGACTATTTTTTCCCTGACAAGCGCAGGCACGATGCGGACAACTATTGCGGAAAACTACTTCTGGACGGTCTTACAAAAGCTGGTGTAATAAAGGACGATGATTTTTCTCATATCGCACTTGTTGTGTATGGCCATGTGGACAAAGTTGACCCGAGAACAGAAATCACTGTAACAAGGATGTGGTGGGTCGAATGAGCAAAAACCTTGCAAAAAACAACGGGATTCGTGAAGGAATCGACGCTGTGTGCGAAGCCATGGCGCTGGCGCACTACAACGCAGCGATAGAGCTTGAACTTGACGAGCGAGAGGTTGGAACGTTTTATACGCGGATGCGGCAGGAGCTGCTGGAGATCCTTGCACAGGGTGGAAGAGATACGTTTACAGATGAGATGCGGCACGCTATAGCGGTTGCCTATGAAAAGATGGGCGTAGAGCCGATGTGAAAATTAGTAGGTGGTAGAGAAATGGATAAAGTGCATTTTAGCACAGGAAAAGACGATTGGGAGACACCTCAATGGCTGTTTAACCAGCTTGATGACGAGTTTCATTTTACGCTTGACCCGTGTTGCACAGCTGAAAACGCAAAGTGCCGCAAGTATTATACAAAAGCAGAAAACGGGCTTGAGCAGGACTGGAAGGGGGAAACGGTTTTCTGTAACCCGCCATACTCTCGAGGAAAAAAGGTGCACCGGGACAAGAGGCGTGGATTAAAAAATGTTTTGAGGAATCACAAAAAACGGATACGACTTGCGTTATGCTGCTACCAGCGCGTACGGACACAAAGGCATTTCACACATACATATATGGATATGCCGAAATCAGATTTATTCGCGGGAGATTAAAGTTTGGCGGAAGCACAAATAGTGCGCCGTTTCCAAGTATGATTGTGGTTTTTAAAGGGGAGGACTGTAATGGACGATTTGATAAGCCGAAAGGCGCTGCTGGAAAAAGCATGGGAAGCAGATACACAGTGCGGATATGTGCAAGTGGTAGATGTCGGAGACATAGAGAACGCCCCCGCAGTTGACGCCGAACCGGTGGTGCATGCGCGATGGGAACCGTTCAGAGGGAAGGCTTACTCACGTAAAGAATGCTCATGCTGTGGATGGGATGGGCAGGAATGGATTAAGTTTTATAATTTCTGCCCCAACTGCGGAGCCAAGATGAATGGAGGGAATGACAATGACTGCCAGAGAGGCGATTGCTCGTTTTGAGCCGTATATCTGGAACGAGTGTTACCGGAAAGAGTTTCAAGAAGCCTGTTCGCATGCAATCTCCGCCCTCCAAGAGCGTGAGGAACGGAGCAAGGGATGCCGATTCTGTTTTGATGCTACGCTTGAACCAGACCTTGAAGGATGCGACCTTTCGTATCATGACGTTGGGGAATCTGAACAGCAAAAACGCATTATGATCAGGTCAGGTAACGGAAAGCCTATGGCTATTATGTTTGAGGAATTGAGCGGCAATCAGTGGCACACTGTCGGTATTTATGAGCCAAAGTTCTGCCCCATGTGCGGCAGACCGCTGAAAGGAGAAGACAATGACTGACTTGAAGCCGTGCCCGTTCTGTGGTAGAAATGCAAAAATATCATTCAAGGATTATCGCTTTATCGGATATAACGGAATTGGCGACAAAAAAGTGATGTACCGTGTGCAAATAATCTGCAATAAATGTCGAAGTCGTGGCAAGCCGATTATAACGCCCGGCCTTGTGAATCCAAATCCATGCGTTAGCAAATGGGGAAACTGTTTTTTCGAAAAATCGGAACGATGTAAAAAAGAAACGGAAATGTTTGAACCGTATGTACAAGAAGCAATCGAAGCATGGAACCGGAGGGCTGACAATGGCAAGGCTGATTGACGCGAATGCGCTGTCGAAAAAATGGCAGGATATGCTTGATATTAAAACCGGAGAAAAAGAAGAAATCGCAGTATATAAAATTTTCGAGATACTCATCAAAAGGTTGAGCCAAGAACCAACCATCGACCCAGTGCACGCTTCTGGCGCGTGCTACTGTCGGGAGTGCACTTGCTGGAACAGGCACGATGATATACTTCCAGATGGTAGATTTCCAGATTGGGGTTATTGCTCAAAAATGCTTGATTCCGACAGTGAAATTGAAATCACAACCCTTGAGAACGATTTTTGCAGCTACGGCCAGCGCCGGGAGGATGCATAATGCGAGAAATAGAAGTACGTGAAGTAAAAAAAGTTCCGCGGAATTGCTCCACATGCCTGTATGGCGGAGGCATTGGCTGCGGGAATGCGAATGTAGGAAAAGCGTGTCTGGCCTATTTGTACGGATTACGAGAATGCCCGCATTATTGGCTCGACCAGAATCGCTTTGAACCTGTTGATGGTCGCAGATGGTAGGAGGGAAATTAAATATGGCTGAAAAAAAGATACTGGATGTAACGTGCGGAGCGCGCACGATGTGGTTTGATAAGCAGAATCCGCTGGCTGTTTTTTGCGATAAACGCAAAGAGGAATATCACCACTTGTGGAAAAATGCAGGCAATTGTTCGCTGAATATTAACCCGGATGTTATATGCGACTTTACAGACCTGCCTTTTCCTGATAACTCTTTTCCGCTGGTAGTTTTCGATCCGCCTCATCTGACTGGCGCAAAGGAAACCGCGTGGCTTGTCAAAAAGTATGGGAAATTAGATGAAAACTGGCCGCAAATGCTCCACGACGGGTTTCGCGAATGCATGCGGGTGCTGAAGCCGGACGGCGTACTTATTTTCAAATGGTCTGAATATGACATTGCCGCTGAAAAGGTATGGAAAGCTATTGGAGAAAAACCACTGTTTGGGCATCACAGTGGAAAGAAAATGGGGACCTTTTGGGGCTGCTACATGAAATTGGAGGATTGACATGGAGAGATATACATACTTTGACGGTGGAAAATGGCGTATGCGTGTTGGCGACGCTGAGTATTCTGGAAAAGAAACTGACCGCCTCGCCGCCTACGAGGACACCGGGCTGGAGCCGGAGGAAATCGAGCGCATTTTAGATTCATACGGGCGAGGCATGACCTTGCGAACAGAAAACGCTCAGCGGTTGGAAATCATCAAGGAAATTCCTATTAACCGCCTCCGCGAACTGGCGCAGGCGTACAGGGAGGGACGTGTCAAAATAGATCCCAAAGCGCTGAAATGTCCAAAGTGTGGGAAGATGCGGCTTTTCCCCAGAATTGATTGGCAGTATTACTATTGTTATTCATGTAAAACGCAATTCCCACGCGAAGCCGCAGAGGTCGCGCTGGAGGCACAGAGAGGTGAAAACAATGCTTGAAGTGTGCCCGGTGTCGTTGAAAGAAGCAAACGCTTTTGTCGCAGAGCATCACCGCCATCACAGGCCCACGGTCGGCCATAAGTTCTCCATCGCCTGCACAGACGGAGAGAAAATAGTCGGCGTCGCCATTGTGGGCCGTCCGGTGTCGAGGCACCTTGACGACGGGTGGACGCTGGAAGTAAACCGTCTTTGTACCGATGGAACCCGCAATGCCTGCTCAATGCTCTACGCTGCCGCATGGCGGGCTGTAAGGGCTATGGGCTATCGCAAGTTGATTACTTATATCTTGGACACCGAGCCGGGCACAAGCCTGCGTGCTGCGGGGTGGAAATGTGTGGGACAAGCTGGCGGGCTGCGTTGGACGGGTAAAAGACGCCCGGAAGTGGATTTGTGTCCTGCCCAGATGAAACTGCGGTGGGAAATTGGAGACGAGGCCGCGCTGGAGGAAAGGGAGGCTATACAGAATGTTTTGGATAAACAAGACAAGGGCTGAAAAAGCAGCAAAGATTATTGCAGGATATTGCGATAAGCAACTAACTTGCGATAAGTGTAGGTTTGCAGATGAAAACGGTGATTGTACGTTGCAAGCAAAAATTCCATCGGATTGGGAAATGCCGAAGGAGGGCGTACAGCATGAGTGAATTTGAACGGCAGATTTATGCAGACCTGAAATCCACAGACCGTGTCTCGCTCTGGGTGGCTAAGTGCATGGAGCTTGCAGAATTTTCATGCATCTTAACGGATGAAGATATTGATGGAATTGCTATGGTATACAAAACGATGCGAAAGAAGGATGACCCATGCAAATCTTGATAAATCTGGCGGTCTTGGCCGTCGCACTGGCGGTTGTGGCCACGCTGGCCTGCCTTGCCGCGGGGAGGGATGGGCGATGATAAGCGAGGTCGATAAAAACGAAATGTGCCGAATGCGCAGGCTTGGCTTTACGCTGGACTATATCGCCAAGGCGACAGGATATTCAGCTTCCAGCGTTGCAAACGTGACCGCATGCGTGGAACGGCCATTGGCAAGCAGCGGGAAGGATAAGCAGATCGAAGCAATGATACATAAGCTTGTGCGGTATCGGCCACCGGGCGCTGGTACGCACCGCGAAAAGCATTCGTGCGAACACTGTCAATGGCGAATGAACAAGGAGGACCCCGTTGTCTGCGGAGTTTGTTATCGGGAGGTGTTCGGGTGACATTCAAGGAGTACAAAAAACTGTGGGCCTTGCCTGCTGACATAAAAGCCCGGGAAAGCCGGATTGAAAAACTGCTCCGGCGGAAAGATACCATTGCGCAGGACGCGGTGCATGGCAGTGCGGAAAACTTTCCGTACACAAAGCATACGGTCATTATCCGCGGGGTGAAAACCGATGCCGACGTTTTGGCCATGCAGGAAAGACTGAAAAAGCTCAACGATGAATACGACCGGCTGTACGGCAGGGCACTGATCGAGATAGAGGATATCACAGATCCCGAGGTGCGTGTGGCAATCAGCCGCAGGAGCTTTGACGGCTGGAGCTGGGCAGAGGTCGCGCAGGAGCTTAGCCCGTCTCGAGATGCTGAAACCGTGAGGATGGTCGTAAACCGATATTTCAAAGAAAATAATTCTTCTCGGTAGTTTGTAGCGGAATGTTCGTTTTTGATGCGTTATACTTAGAATTGAGAAAGTGCATCGGGAAACCGGTGCGCTTTCTTTGTATTTGCACGTCGGGAAGGGAGGCGGCTCGATGACCAAAAAGCAGAAACGATTTTGCGAAGAATATCTAATTGACTTGAACGCCACGCAAGCCGCCATACGGGCTGGCTATTCCCCGGAAACGGCATATTCCATTGGACAGGAAAACCTGAAGAAACCTGAACTGCATACGCGTATCAGCAGGGCAATGGCTGAACGTTCGAAGCGAACAGGTATAAACGCTGACCGCGTGCTTACGGAGCTGGCAAAAATCGCTTTTGTGAATGCCGCGGATGTGATCGACGCCAGCGACGCCACGTTGAGAGAAGACGCCGCCCCCGAGGATCTTGCGGCCATTCAATCGGTAAAGGTGAAAACTTTCGGAGAGGACGGACTGGAGCGAGAGATCAAAATGGCAGATAAGCTCAAGGCCCTGGAATTGCTGGGCAAGCATTTGGGCATGTTCGAGGACCGGCTGAAAGTGGCCGCGAAGGTGGACACAGGCAAACTGGACGGCATTCTCGCGCAGTTGAGAGGCGGGCCGCCGGATGGCTGACCTGATTCTCTCGGAGAAGTATAAGGCATTCCTGCGCTGCACGGCGCCGGTGGAGTTTCTGGAAGGCACGACGGCCGCAGGCAAAACGACCGTGGGGCTGTTCAAATTTATTCTCCGGTGTGCGGAGAGCGAGAAGCGCATCCATGTTTTGAGCGGCCTGGATCAGGGGACCATCGAAAAGAACATTATCACAAAGGAACTTGGCATCCTGGATGACTTCGGCGGATTGGTGGAGTATTGGCCCAGCGGACGCGGCGACGACCGTATGGCGCATTTGATACTCCATACCACGGACGAGGACAAGAAGATTTATGTGCTTGGCTACGCGGACAAGGCGCGCTGGAAAAAGGCGTTGGGCGGACAGTACGGATGTTTGTATATTGACGAAATAAACATTGCGGACATGGATTTTGTGCGGGAGGCGTCCATGCGCTGCGACTACCTGCTGGCTACATTGAACCCGGATGACCCCGGCCTGCCGGTGTATGAGGAGTATATCAATTACAGCCGGCCGCTGCCGGAATGGGAGCGCGATACGCCGCGTGAAATATTGGAGCTTTTGAACCAGGAACCCAAGCAGGGATGGGTGCACTGGTTCTTTTCTTTTGCCCATAACGCCTGGCTGTCCGCAGAAAAAGTTGAGAAGATCATCAGCATGGTCCCGCCCGGCACAAAGCTGTATAAAAACAAGATTCTTGGCCTGCGCGGGCGGGCCACAGGGCTGGTGTTCAACTTAGAGGACAAAAGCCTTATCACGGTGCAGCAGGCGCGGCAATTTAAGTATCTGCTGTTTACAGCGGGGCTTGATACGGCTTACAGCCAGAACTCGGCGGACACGTTTGCGTTTACCTTCTGGGGCGTTACCACATGCCGGCGCCTGGTGGGGCTGGACGTGCGCGTGTACAACAACCGCGACTTGTCCCGCCCGCTGACGCCAAGCGACATCCCGCCGCTGTTTGAACAATTCCTGGAGGCGAACCGGAGCCGATGGGGATTTGCGCGCGACGCTTTTGTGGACAGCGCAGACCAGGCCACTCTGTTGGAGTGCCGGAAGTACAAGCAGCTGCATGGCAGTGTGTACAATTATCTGGACGCCTGGAAGAAGACGAAGATTATCGACCGCATCAACCTGCAGGCCGGGTGGATGGCGCAGGGATATTATCTGCTGGTGCGCGAAGCGTGCCGGCCGCTTATTGATGAGCTCAACGTGTACAGCTGGAAAGAGGACAAATACGAGCCGGAAGACGGGAACGACCATTGCATCAACAGCGGACAGTATGCGTGGCTCCCGTTCAAGGACCGGATAGGAGGAACAGCGTGAAGATTGGAGAGAGGGTGCGCGACATGATACGGCATTGGCTGCAGATCCAGCCGGCAACAGGCCAGAACATCACGATAAGGGAGACCGCGAGCTTTGACGTGAACTGTATGCGAAACCGTGTGTGGTATCGTGGGGACGCGAGCGAAATCGAGCAGCTGTTCAAGGCCTTGGGGCAGGACGCGGTTGGATGTGCCCGGTTTTGGGCCGCTGCGCCGGCCACGAGCGACGTGCGCAAGGCGCACAGCGGCATCCCGGCCATATTGGTGGACACGCTGGCATACTTAGTCAAAAGCGACCTCAATGATGTGGACTTTGAAAGTCCGGACGGCGCCGGTGTATGGCCGGACATCGCGAGGGATTGCGGCTGGGAAGAAATTATAGGCGACGCAGTATCCGGCGTGCTGGCCATTGGTGACGGGGCTTTTAAGATTAGCACAGATCCGCATGTGAGCGAGTATCCGCTGCTTGAGTTCTGGACGGGAGACCGTGTAGACTTTATCCGGAGGCACGGCCGTATAACGGGTGTGGTATTCAAGAGCCTGTATCACGAGGGCGGGGCAGAATATGAGCTGCGGGAGATTTACGAGCCCGGAAGCATCCGCTATGAACTTTGGGAGGGCGAGAAGGTTGTGCCGTTGGGGCGTGTGCCGGAGCTTTCCGCCTACAAGCCGGTGCATTATGACGCCGCTTTTCCTTTGGCCGTACCCTTGTGTGTGTTCAAAAGCCAGCGGTACCCGGGGCGCGGGCGCAGCGTGTTTGACGGCAAGACCGACGCCTTTGACGCGCATGACGAAGTAATAAGCCAGTGGATCGACGCGGTGAGGCATGGGCGCGTGAAGAATTATATCCCCGAGGACATGATCCCCCGCGACCCGGAAACCGGGAAGCTGCGCAGCGTGGACAGCTTCGGCACAAACTTTATACAGGTGCAAAGTTCAAACAAGGAAAACGCCACGGCACAGATCGACACCGTGCAGCCCGAGATCCGTTATGATGCGTTTGTGGAAAGCTATGCCGCCACGCTGAATATGTGTCTGCAAGGGATTGTGAGCCCGGCCACGCTTGGAATCGACGTCGGAAAAATGAGCAGCGCCGAGGCGCAGCGCGAAAAGAAAGATATTACAGGCATGACACGAAATGCCATTACGGATGCGCTGGAAAAGGTGCTTCCGCAGGTGGTGTGCTCCATGCTGATGACGTATGACCTGATGCACTCAAACCAGGCGGGTGCATATGAGCCGAAGGTGACCTTCGGCGAATACGGCGCGCCGGACTTTGACAGCCGTGTGCAGACCATTGCCAGTGCGGCCACTGCCAGCGTGATGAGCGTGGAGGCGCAGGTGGACGAGCTTTGGGGGGCGAGTAAGGACGACGATTGGAAGCGCGCAGAGGTGCAGCGCATCCTGGCCGAACGCGGCATCGAGGATACACCTGAGCCCGGCATCGGAGACAGCCTGTCGACTGGGCAGGATGTGGATATCCCGGGCAGTCACGCCGTATGACGGCCCGGGAGATCGCCGCGCTGTTTGAGGACCTGGAGCTTCGGCTGATTGCATCTCTCAAACGCAACCTTGCGCGGCACAAAGTCGAGGAAAAGAACGAGGGCTTCGACTGGCCCGCATGGCAGGCCGAGAAGCTGCGCAGCCTGCAGCGCTTCCGGCGTGAAAACAAGTCGATCATGGCTGAATATTCCGATCCGATCGATGCGGAGACACGCGCGCTGATGCGCCGGCAGTTTGCGGAGGCGGACGGCAGCGCCGGTGCTTTTTTCGGCGTCAATGCCCGCAAGCTGGATGCGCTGATCGACGGGATCGCGCACAGCGAGGCCAAGGTGGAACGCGCGGCGCTGCGGTATATGGACGATGTGTACCGCAAAACGATCCTGCGTGCAGCTGCGGCGCTGGATGCGGGCGGCATGACGGTGCAGCAGGCCACGGACCTTGCAACAAAGGATTTTCTGGCGCAGGGCATCAACTGCGTGCGGTACAAGAACGGCCGGATGGTGAACATTGCGTCCTATGCTGAAATGGCGCTGCGGACGAACAGCACCCGGGCCATGCTGCTGGGCGAGGCGCAGCTGCGCGAACGCATGAACATCGACACGGTGCTGGTGAGCCAGTACGGCGGATGCAGTGAGACATGCCTGCCCTGGCAGGGAATCGTATACATCGACGACGTGTGGCAGCCATACCGTGGCGGCGGCAGGAACTTCGGCGGCACATATGGGTACAGCCGAAACGGCCGCAGCTATCCGCTGCTGAGCGTGGCGGTGCGGGCCGGGCTGTTTCACCCCAACTGCCGCCACCATTTGACAACATGGGTGGAGGGCGTGAGCGTGAGGCCCGAACCAATGGACAGGGCCGCGGTGGAACGCACGGCGAGGCTGGAGGCAAGGCAGCGGGAGCTGGAGCGCCGGGTGCGCAAATACAAGCGGCTGGCAGAAGGCACGCTGGAGCCGGAAAAGGCGGCCGGATACCGCCGGGCCGTGCGGGCCGCGCAGAAGGATGTGCGCGAGTTCGTGGACGAGCACGGGGACGTTCTGCGGCGAGATTACTGGAGAGAGCGGTATGATGGGACAGGTTCATTTACTTCTGCTTCAAAAAATGGTATAATAAATTCGCGGGGTGATGGTGTGGACATAGAAATTGATAAGTTTACGCCATGCCTTGAGGATGCGCGGACAGGTGAAATTCTGGAAACTGCTTATTCGTTGGCATCTGCCGATGATTTAGCGGGGCTGAAAGGCTGGAAATTCGACTGGACAGCGTCGGATTTGAATGGGTGCGAAATTTACAAATTAACGCTGGCTGGGGACGAGGAAATTCAGGGCTTGATTGCAATCAGCGACATGCCACACGATAGTGCGGTTTACGTTAATCTCGCGGAAAGCTCGCCGCAGAATCTTGGGCATAATAAAAAATATGCCGGTGTTGGCGGTCATCTATTCGCGATTGCAGCGAGGCGGTCGTACGATTTGGGGCATTCTTGCTTTTTCTTTCTCGACGCCAAAAACATTGAATTAGTTCACCATTATGAAAATCTTCTGAACGCCCGTTTGCTTGGACGCCCGCATCAATACCGTATGTATGTGGACGAGGAGAGCGCTTTTAAATTAATCGAAAAATATTCGCTGGAGGAGGTTTGAACGGCATGACTGAGCAGGAACGCAAGGATTGGGATGCTTTAGAGGAAGCTGCTGAGAAAGCAGGTGGATATGTGGATCCACATCCCAGTGACATTCACTATGATTTGAGAGCTATTGCGAAGTTCTGTAAGGAAAAAGGCATTGAGCCTCTGGATATGACACTTCGTGAGCTTAACCAATTCATTATCAAGAGCTAAGGCCGCTCCCTCATAGGGAAGCGTTGAGACTAAACCACCACCCACGAGGCGGTGGTTTTTTCATGCCCATTTTTCGGGAAAGGAGAGGACATTATGCCGAAAATGTGCCCATATAACCGGGCGCGCGAAGTGCAGCGCTACAAGCAGAAAAATGAGCTGGACGAAAGTGGAAATATCAGCAGCTACGCCTATGAGATGCGGGTAGACTTTATCCCGCTGCCATGCACAGGGGAAGAGTGCGGGGCCTGGCGCGATGGCGCATGCCGTTATGCGTCTGTAAATCTGGACAACGAATGAAAGAATTTCCTCAAATTCAATAGCACAAGGCCCACGCTTCGGCGGCGGGCCTTTTGTTATGCCCAAAACGCGGTGACGGCATAAAAAGCACCCGGCGGAAATAAGCCGACAGGCTATAAACGGAGGGAAAAGCCATGAACAAGGACGATGAAAACAAGGCTGTCCAGCAGCCTGCGGCTGCCGAGGAGAGCAGCCAGCAGACGGCATCCGAGCAGGACAGCGGCCTGCCCAAAACACAGGAGGAACTGGATGCACTGATTGAAAAACGGCTGGCGCGGGAGCGAAAAAAGCTGGCAAAAGCTTCGCTGGGAACACAGGCATCCGGCGCTCCGGCGGCGGAAGGCAGTGCGGCACAGCCTGAGGCACAGAGCGCGCAGCCAGGCGTGGACGCTGCGGCTCTGGCGGAAAAGGACCGCGAACTGCTGATTGCCCGGGCGCAGCTGGACGCTTATCGTGAGGGGATCGTCCCCGGCGCGGTGGAGGACGCCGTCTGCCTCGCTGTGATGCAGGCCGAAAAGGCCGGAGAGGCGGATGAGGAGGGCGTGCGCGACGCTTTGAAAGAAGTGCTCAAGCGCCATCCGGAATGGAAGCCCCAGAAAAAGGAAGCCGCGAAGAACGGCTTCAAGGTTGGGGTGGATACGACCGGCGCCGATGGAAAAGACGGCGCGGGCAAGCGTGCCCTGCCTACGGGCACGGTGATTTTGTAAGCGAAAGGATGATTTGAAGTTATGGCAAGAACAAATGCAATCAGCCTGCTGGCAGGCGCCAGCACCCCGGCGACTTTGGCCGAGATTTACGGCCGCGTCATTGAGAACGTGCAGAAAAGCACGCTTTCCACCACGCTGAAAAGCCAGCTATACACGGGGAACCCCGCCGCCGGCAGCGTGGAGTTCAAGCGCTTTGTGAACAGCGCGTCCAAGGCCTACGGCACCGCACGCGCGGCAGCCAAGGGCGATAAGGTGACCGCTCCGCCCACCACGGTGAACCTGAACCAGCACAAGGAGATCGTGGAAGAGGTTGCGAAATTCGACCTCGACACCTTTGGCGTGGCGGGCGTCATGCAGCGCCGGGCCGACAATCATGTGGTGAGCATGAGCGCGGAGCTTGACCGTGCATTTTTCGCACAGGCGGCAGCAGATGGAACGGCTTTTTCTCCAGCCAGCGGCGTTACGGCCATTCAGGAAATTGTAGAGAGCATGATCCAGACCCTGGAAACCGTGCACAGCGACTATGTGGACGGCGTGGACCGCAGCATGATGGACCTTGTGCTGACGCCGGCCAAGTACGGCCTGCTGCGCACGTTCCTGGACACACAGAGCAATCCCAATGTGGATACGGCCGGTGAGGAGTTCGGGATGTACCACGGTGTGCGCGTATACAGCTGCACACGCATGCCCGTGACCACCGAAACGGTGGAGGAAACCAAAACAAAGACCACTGTGACCGACGCGCTGCTGATGGTGCGCGGCGCTGTGGCACAGCCCGTTGTGGTGAACCAGTACGGCGACCCGGAAAAAATTCAGCTGTCCAACGATTACGCCGTAAGCCTGTTCTATGACTACGGCACCAAGGCGCTGACGCCGGACCTGATCTTCAAACTGCAGACGTCCACCACGGCGTAAGAGAGGGGGGTGGACCGCATGGAGAAGTATGTGAACCGGAGCACCGGCGTGCTGCTCCAGCCTGCGCAGGAGAGCGTGGCCGCGATGCTGGCGCGCGACCCGATGTGGGCAATTTGTACACCTGAACCAGAGCCGGAGCCTGAGCCTAAACCGGAGCCGGAGTCTGAACCGGAGCCGGCAAAGACCCGCAAAGGCAAAGCTTCAAAGGAGGAATAACGGATGCAATACGCCAGCAGCGAGGACTACGCAAAATATTGCCCGGGCGGCACAGTGCCGCCGGAGGAGCAGGACGCAGCGTTGGACGCTGCCAGCCGTGACATCGACGGGCTGACCTTTGACCGTATCGTCGCGGTGGGATTCGACCGCCTGACGGCGCGTCAGCAGGAGCTGGTGAAGCGCGCCGTGTGCGAACAGGCGGAGTTCCGGTCTGTATATGCCGAGCTGCTGGCGAGCCCGTTTTCCTCTTACAGCATCAACGGCGTGGCCATGCAGTTTGACGGTGCGGGCATCGTGGAGCGCGGCGGCGTGAAAGCGCCCGCTCATGTGATGAGCCTGCTGCGCCAGACGGGGCTTACGTTTTTGGGGGTGCAGCAATGAAGTGGCCGGAGCTTGTGCCGCCGGCGGTGTGCAGGGTGCCGATTGCCGTAACGCTGACAAACGGAAACGACGAGGACGGTGCGCCGAGGGTGGCTGTGGTGGTGGAAACGATGTGCAATTACAACGGCAAAGGCGGATGGAGCGTGGACGAGCGGCGCCAGGCTGTACGATACACGGCGTCCGCGCTTTTCCCGGGCGATATTGCGCCGGAACTTGTGCATTTGACCGGATGGGCTGACGTGCTGGGCGCACGGCTTACCATTCACGCGGCAGACCGTGCGCGCAACCCGGACGGCACGGTGAACTATACCCGTTTGGAGCTGATGTAGTATGGTCGAGATCAAGCTGGATGAGGCGGCGCTGGCCCGGCTGGACGGGGCGGCGAAGGCCGCGGCGCTGGAGACGGTGGAAGCGGTAAAGACCGACCTTGTGAGCAGCCAGACAATGCCGTTTGACACAGGCGCGATGCAGGGCAGCCTGCACACGGAGCAGTTTGACACGGCGGACGAAAGCCATACGGTGCTCCAGACGGACGGCCCGCAGGCCCGGCGGCTGTATTTTCATCCGGAGTACAATTTCCAGCGCGGGAAGAACCCAAACGCCGGGGCCGCCTGGTACGGGCCTTATGAAGCGGGCGGGGCGAAAGAAAGATTTATCCCCGACACTTTTGCGGCGCGGATGAAGGAGAAAATACCATGATGCTGGAAAGGTTGAAAAACTACATCAAAGCGAATACCGACGTGGGCGAGGGCATCCAGTTGGGCGGCATCGACGGGAATACGGAGAAATACATCGGCGTATATCCCGGGAAACCGCCGGCTGCGCAGCGCGTGTGCCTGGGTGGAGCAGAACAGACCCGCGCCGGCGAGTTTTATGCCACGGTGCTGGTGCATTGGGGCAGGAACATGCGGTCCGCACAGGCCAAAGCCGATGCGGTATACGCTTTGTTTTATGCCCGCGGGGCCTTCGACATGGACGGCTGCACCGTGTGCGCTGTGGAGCCCGGCGGCGGGCCCGTGCCTGTGGGAAAGGACGACCGGGGCGTGTGCGAGTTCGTGATAAACCTGAAAATGACTTATATGAAGGAGTGAGAGTATGGCGGCAAAGACGGGCGTATATCCCGTATTTGAAAACAAATTTAAGATCGGCACCTCTGCCGAAAGCCTGAACACCATTGCCGAGATGGAAAACTTCAGTGTATCCATCGACGGAAACGTGGAGGAATGGAGCCCGATGGAGCAGGAGGGCTGGCTGAAACGGATGGTGACGGGCAAGGCCCTGACCATCAGCCTGTCCGGCAAACGCTGTATCGGCGACCCGGGCAACGATTTTGTCGAGGCCAGCGCCTGGGGAACAGGTTCCGACTGCGAAGCGCATTTCGAATGGGAGTTCCCCAGCGGCGCGAAGCTGGCTTTCCCCTGTGTGCTGAGCGTGACCAACCCGGGCGGCGGCGAGAGCCGCAATGTTGCGGGATTGGAATTTGACGTAATGTCCAACGGCAAGCCGACGTTTACCCCCGCTGCCGGCGCCTGACATGCATAGGCCCCCGCTCTTTTGGGCGGGGGCTTTCTTTGAAATGAGAGGAGAAAACGACATGGGAAAATTGTACACGCTGGACGGTAAGCTGCTGACCGAGACGCCGGAGATCCGCATCGGTGAAAAGGTGTATCCGGTAGACAGCCGACAGAAAACCGTGAAAAAGATCCTTGCGCTGGCGGATGACGAAAGTGTGCCGATGGGCGAACGCATCGACGAGGCGCTGAAGCTTGCGCTGGGCGATGAAAACGCGGTTGAAATCGACCGGATGGACATGCCGTTCCCGGCTTATCAGCGGCTGTTTGAGCTTGTGATGAACGCAGTGACCGGGCAGGAGGACGAACCGGACAAGGCCCGATTTCAGACAGAAAAAGGCTGACGAGTGGTATGACCTGGACTATGACGCCGTGCTGATCGAGCAGAGCATCGCCAAACAGTACGGCATCCTGCCGGCTGCGCAGGGAGAGCTGGGCTGGGCCGAATGGGTAAAGCTCGTCGGCGGCCTGATGGATGACACGCCGCTGGGGCGCGTGGTGGCGGTGCGCAGCGAGAGCGACGCGAGCCTTGTGCGCAATATGCCGCAATGGCAGAAACAGCTGCGTACGGAGTGGGCGGCGTTCCGTGCAAAGAGGGATGTGATGCGCATGGGCGCGGCGGGGGTGCGAAGTGAAATGGATGCACTGGAGCGCATGATGGCGAAGATGTTTGGAGGTGAGTGATATGCCGGAGGGCACAGGCGTAGGCAGCGTATATCTTGACTTTGTTGTGCGCAACACGGTGGCGCAGCAGATACGGGATATCACAAGCCAGGCAGCCGCACAGGCACAGAAGGGGTTCGAGGCCGCCGGAAAAGCCTCCGGCGACGCCATGCAGCGCGCTTTCAGCGGGGGATACAACAAGACACTGGAGAAAGCGCGCGTCAAGGTGCGCGAGTTGGAAAGCCAGTTTGACAGCCTGGGCAGTAAGATGGACGGCATGCGGCAGAACGCCAAAGGAATGTTCAAAGGGCTGAAAGACCCCGGACGCGCGGCCGATCAGTTTTTGGGGAACGACAAAGCGTTCAATGCCCTGACCGCACAGCAGGAGGCTGTCAGCCAGAAGCTTCTTCAGGCACAGGAAGTTTTGCGCATTGAGACAGAGGCGGCCTCGGCGAAAGCCGCGCAGGCGCAGCAGCGCGCGCAGGAAAAAATGGCGGCAGCGGCAGAACGCTCCAAGGCCAGGCAGGAGGCGGCCGAAGCCAAAGCAGCCGCGGCGGAGGAACGTGCGCGGCAGCGTGCTGTTGCCGCAGCAGAGCGGGCAGAAGCAAAAAAGACTGCGGCCGCTGAACGCGCCGCAGCGGCGGAAAAACGGGCGCAGGCGCAGGCCGCAAGGGAGAGCGAGAAGCAGTGGCAGAAAGCCACAAAGGGCATACGCGGCCTGTTCAAAACCGTCGGCAGCACCATGAAGGCGACCTTCCTTACGGCGGGGCTGTACGCGTTTTTCCGGGCAATGAAAAGCCTGATGTCCGGCGCGGCCGGGCAGAGCAAGGAGTTCAGCGCCGCATTGGAGGGCGTCAAAAACAATCTCCGCACAGCGTTTGCCCCCATTCTCGACGCCGTCCTTCCGGCCCTGACGGCCCTGATGCAGGGGCTTGCGAACGCCACGCGCGCCGTGGCCGCTTTTATCGCTTCGATTTTCGGGCAGACCTTTGCGCAGGCGGAGGCCGCGGGCAAAAAGCTCCAAAGCGTGAGCAGCGCGGCGGGCGGCGCTGCCAAAAAGGTAAACGCCACGCTTGGCATTGACGAGCTGAACGTCGTTGATCCGGGCGGGGGCGGCGGTGGCGGTGGGGCCTCCGCCGCAATCGCAGATACCGGCGAGGAAATGACCGGGCTGATGAAGCCTTTGGAGGCGTTTTGGGCGCGTTTCAAAGAGCTTATGGCGCCTTCCATTGCCGCGTGGAGCGCTGCATGGGACCAGATACAAGGCAAGGCCGTGGAGGTATGGCCGCGGGTGCAGGCCGCTGCGCAAAACCTGTGGGATACCGGACTGAAACCGCTGGGCGATTATCTGCTGACGGATTTCGCGCCCAGCGTGGCGAATGCCTTTTCCGAGGCGTTCGCTCCCATTACGGGCGATGCGATCAGCGCGAAGCTGCAGATGTTTGCTGATTTCTTTGTGTGGGCGTGCGGTATCGTGACGGATGCGGTCAACAGTGTATTGCTCCCCGCGCTGAACCTTGTAAAGCATATCTGGACCGGCCTGATGGACGGTATCAAAGCCACCTGGGAGCAGTACGGAGAGCCGATCTGCGACGGCGTGGTAGAGGCGTTCAATTGGATATTGACCATCCTTCAAAGCCTGTGGGATACCGCGGTAAAGCCATTCCTGCAGTACTGCATTGAAAAAGGCACGGAGCTTTGGGACCAAACGCTCAAACCGCTGTGGGATAACTTTGTAGGCATGGCAGCGGATATCATCCAGTACATCCTTACCTGGTGGAATGAGGTTCTTCTGCCTTTTATCAACTGGATCGTTCAAGTGTTCGGGCCATACTGGGAGAAAATCTTCGAGGGCGTTGTCAATGTGGTAAAGTACGTTGTGCAGCGCATCGGCGACAGTATAAACATCGCCATCACTCTATTCCGCGGGCTGCTGCAATTTTTCACCGCAGTGTTTCGCGGGGATTGGGACGGCGCCTGGGAAGCGGTGCAGAACACAGTCGTAAAAGTGTGGGACGGCATCAAAAATGCCATCCGAAACACGGTGAACGGGATCATTGACATCGTGAACGGCATGATAGCGGGCATCTGCGCGGGCATCAACGCGATTTTGCGGGCCGTGAGCAGTGTGGCCGGAAAGCTTGGATTTGATATCTCGCCGCAGGTAACGCCGCTGCAGATCCCGCACCTGGCACAGGGCGGGTACGTGGCAGCCAATACGCCGCAGCTTGCCCTTATCGGCGACAACAAGCGCGAGGGCGAGATCGTAGCTCCAGAGAGCAAGATCGCGGAGGCCGTCGCCGCCGGAATGGCCGGGGGACTGAACGGCGCGGAGCTGCTGGCGCTGCTGGGGCAGATGCTGGAAATTCTTCGGGCGCTGCTTGAAAAAGACGAAAGCATCACCATCGGAGACGACACCATTTATCGAAGCTACGAGCGGGGAAAACAGGCGCGCGGACGGCGCGTTGTGGGAAACCCTGCATTGTTATAAGGAGGCGGTATATTTGGCATGGATCGAAACAGCGGGCGGCATTGCTCTGCCGCCTCCTGAGCTCGGGAGCTGCGGCGTTACGATCTCCACAATGGTGGACGGCGCACGCAATGGGAACGGCGATTTCATAGGGCAGGTGGTGGGCGACGATAAGCTCAAAATCGAGGTCTCGTTCGGTATGCTGACACCGTCGGAGATGCAAACACTGCTTTCCCTGTTCGACCGCAAGCGCGGCGGGAAGTTCATCAACACCTTTCGTGTGTTCGACCCCCGTGTGAATGATTTCGTATACATGGACATGTATGTGGGGGACCGGAGCGGTACGCCCGTCCGTATCGACGCCGCACGGTGGCTTCCGGGTGCATGGAAAAGCGTCAAGGCGAATCTGATCCAGGTGTAAAAGGAGGCGGAAGAATGTATCCAGTATCTGCTGCATACCGGCACGCGATGCGCCGGCAGGTGCGCGACCAGGGATATGTACGGCTGCAGTTCGGCATCTTTGATGCCAGCGCACCGGGGGACGCTGCGGTAACGGTACCGCCGGGCACATGGTACTCGGACGCTTCGGTGCTGGATGGCGGAGAAAGCCCGGTGCGCGTGAGTTATGCAACCTTTGAGGGGGACCGCATGCGGCTGGACGGCACGCAGCGGCTGCTGCCGGAGAGCGGCGCGGAGCTTGCGGCGCAGGGCTTTGTGAGCGCGGCACTGTGCGGCGCGGACGGCGTTTTTGCATCGCCTCCGATGGTAAGCGTGGCGTTTGGTACGGTGCATTCCATGGCAGGCCTGACGCTGGATTTTGGGGACTGCGTGCCCGCGCAGATCACGGTGCGGGCCTATACGGCCGGCGCGCTTGCGGACACATTCGTTGTAACGGACGCGCTGGAGCCGTATTACCGCGGGGAGTTCCTGCTGGAGGATGTGGACGCGCTGGAAATAAGCTTCGACAGGATGCGCGCGCCGTACACCCGTGCGCGGCTGAACGAATTGCGGTATGGCGTGGGCTATACGTTCGGAAACGATGAGATCATCGAACTGGCCGAGAAGCACACGGCCTCGCCGCTTTCCCTCTCGCTGCCTACGGCGTCGCTGTCCTTTACGCTGTACAACGAGGAGGGGCGCTTCTCTGTGGAGGGCGGCACGGCGCTGCAGCGTTTTCTTGCGGAGGGGCAGGACGTTGCGCTGTCCTACGGGCAGACGCTGGAGGACGGCCGTGTGGAGTGGGTGCCGACGCACCCGTGGTATCTGGACAGCTGGAAGGTGGACGGCATCCGCGCCTCTTTCACGGCCTTTGCGCTGTTTGAACGGATGGGAAAGACGACGTATGAAAAAAGCGTGTTTGGCGACGGCGGCAAAACGCCGTATGTCCAGGGGCGGGAGGAGTTGGAGAAGGTACTGGCCGATGCAGGCGTGTACTCTTACCGTCTTGGCAAATCCGTGACGCGCTGGATGCTCCCGCTGCCTGTCGCAACACACGCCGAGGCGGTACAGCTGCTCGCCAACAGCAACCTTGCAGCACTGAGCGAAGCAAGGGACGGCGCCATCGTGACGAAGGCGCCCGGAGCAGGGATCACGCTGGCGCCGCTGACCTTTTCCGCGCCCGCGCATTTGTCGGAGCATGCGGCGTTTTCGAGCGATGCGCTGACAGGGGCGCCGGGCGCGGAATACGCCACGTTCGAGCAGGACTTCATGCGGCTGGACGGGACGCAGCGGATGGTACCGGACAGCGGAGGCTATCTGCCGGGCGAATGGGTATGGGAGGACGTTGCTGATGCGTCCGGGGCGTTCCCGGAGGGGAAAACGGCCGCGTTCGGATACATAGGACGGGATGCAAACAACATTGAAGAGACGGACAACTGCGCCGGCAGCGTGACGGCGACCTTTCGTCCCGCCCCGCTGCCGGAAAAAATATATGTGTATTCCCGCAGGGCGGGAGAAGCCTGGGCACAGCCGCAGGAATATACGCCATCAGCTCATACGGAGACGTTTGAGTTCCCGGCCGTGCCCGCGTGTTCCTGGCAGATAACCTTCGGAAAATGTGCGCCGAACCGGAGGGCGCGGCTGCTGACGTGGCGGCTCAACGGTGTGGATATGAGGGCCGAGGCATACGGCGACCCGAAATACGAGATGAAGCCGCTGCTGAAAGACATCTCGGCATATGTCCCGCTGGTGTCCTATTTTTCAACGGCGGCCTCGGACGCACAGCGCAGGGAGATCTATTCGGGAAAGCTGCCGTCGGACGGGCAGTGGAACCGCATCGAGCATGATCTGGCGATATCGCCGCAGCTGCGCACCGGTGATACCGGCGTAATGGCGGAGGCGAGGCACTACGGGTATGTGTCCTATGTGAAGTTTACCGCATCCACGGTGCATGACGTAGAGTTTTCCATCTGGAGCAACGGGTACAACCTGACGACACTGGAACGCAGGCTGGATGCGAATCCGCGCGGGGAAACGTTCGACTGGGAGAACCCGGTGCTCGTGCACTGGGTGGACGCAAACTGGCCCGGGTTTCTGAACCAGATCCGGGAATATTACGCGGCCCGGGTGGTGACAACGCTGGAGACACGCGGCGACCCGCAGTATGACGTGCTGGACGTGCTGCCGCTGGAGGATGGCACATGGGGCGTTGTTGAGAGCATCGAGACGCGCTTCAGCGGCGCGTTTCGCGGGACGATGACGATACGGAAGGAGCGTGGCGCGGATGAAGCAGCCGCCGATTAAAACAAAAGAACTGTCCGGGAGCACGGTGCAAATAGCGGACGGGCAGAACTGGGAGATCGCGTCCATCACAGCCTACGGCGAGACCCCGCAGGGCGGGACAACGGAGGCCCCCGTGGCGCTCACGGGGGTGGATAGCGTTCATGTGTGCGGGAGGAACTTGCTGCCGCTGCCGCATAGTCAAGTGAGCGAGACGAAAAATGGGCTAAATATTGCCGTTAATGCTGATGGAACCATTACCGTGTCTGGTACAGCGACAGCAGAAACGTATCTTAATCTAAATTACATACCCGCTTCACTGTATAGGCTCATGGGCTTGACGAGAATCGTTCCAGCGTACGACTACCCAGTCACAAAAAATGGTTTTACATTTTTCGATCTAACGATACAACCTTATGGCGAATTTGCAATAACGTATATTGTAATTACGAAAGGCAGCGTCGTAAATAGAACTTATCACCCATACATCATTAAAAGCGCGGAGCCACTACCATACGAGCCATATCAGGGCAGCGTGACACAGCTCCCCATTCCGCGCCCGCTGCATAAGGTTGGCGATGTGAGGGACGTGTGTGTTACCCGACAAGAATATGAAGGTACCGAAAAGCTCGTTGTGACGTACAATGTGGGCTTTGTGGAGCTGGATGGGACGGAGGATGTCATATTTGATATTTACGGAGATACTCAGAAACGGATACGCTTTGATTTAGACAGCAAGGCAATTGCGCAGAATGCATTAAAATTTTCACATGGCAACCCCGAGGGTGTTCCGACCGTTACAGGGAGCCTACATGCAAGTTTCAACCGTGACATGCTGAATCGCTTGCAAATCGCAACCCGTACCGATACATGGACGGCATTAGGCGTTACAGATACAGCGACCGCAAAAACCTGGCTCGCCGCCCAAAAAGCAGCAGGCACACCCGTCCAAGTAGCCTACCAGCTCGCTACGCCGGAAGTGTACGCCACAGACCCGGTGGACATTGACAACGCATCCGGGCCGCTCACCGTCATGACCGGCGGGGAGGTTGAGGTGACGCTCACGCACCGCATGTTGACGCCCTACACCGCATGGACGATTCAGTACGATTCTGAGGGGGAATATACGGGAGACTTCTTCAATGTAGAGGACTACGACCGCATCAAGCAAAATATCGAATACCTGCGGGAGTATGCGTATTTTCTGTATGGCGGTTTTACCCTGCGGGGCATGGTGGCTGTAACAGTGGAGAGCTATGGATATGCCTCCACCATCGACGCACTGGACGCAAACCTGGAGGCCATTGCAGCGAATACGTTCCGGCCGCCCGACATGATGCCTGTAAAGCAGTGGCGCGGCAACCAGCCGCCGCCTGGGGCCGACGACTGGAACCGCATCGAGAACACATGCCTGCTGCTTTTTGAGCAATTTGAACGGCAATTTGCGTGCCTGCCGAAGCTGGCATTTGAACTGAAAGGAAGTGCATTTTGATGGCGTTGAAAACGGATTACAAGGATTACATCCCGCCGTCCGGGGGCCGCAAGTATAAAATTACGGCCAATTCCGATGGTTCGTCATCCGTTGAAGATATTACCCAATATCAGCAGGTCGGCGATACCTGGGGCGCGGAGGATATCAACCAGGTGAATAAGCTGCTGAATGGTGCGGTGTATCCGAACCTGCTGGACAACAGCGATTTCACGAATCCGGTGAACCAGCGTGGTGCAACCAGTTACAGCGGCGCCGGCACGTACTGTATTGACAGATGGGATATTTCTTCCACGGCGACAGTATCGGTAGTAGCCGACGGCATCAAAATCTCGGCAACAACACTATCCGGTATTCGGCAAAAAATAGAAAATATAACCGATGGCCAGCTTTTGGTGTTCCAGCTGTGCGACAACGCCGATACTGTATACACGCAAGCATTTGCAGCGTCTACCACACAGGCAGAATACACTACCGACTTTGGTAAGTTTCGTTTTGTACTTAATAGCGGTGGAGTTTTGACTATATCCATCCTCTTAAATGCCGGAGAAAAAACCTTTAAATGGGCCAAACTAGAAAAAGGCAGCGTGGCCACGCCGTATGTGCCCAAGGGATACGGGGCGGAATTGGCGGAGTGCCAGAGATATTTTAAAAGAGTGGGTAATCGCGGATTTCGTGGGTGGGCAACAAATGAAACGAATGTTGTATGTTGTCTAACTCTTGCCACACAGATGAGAGTAAATCCTACAATCACACCGGTAGGAACATTAACTGCGTACGACGAGGTATCTAGTGTAACTGTAACAATGGATAGTTCTACCGGATCAACTGTGGATACAGCAAGGATAACCGCGCACGGGACAGGTCTAACTGCATTTAGGCCATATTCTTTACTCGGGAATGTCGACATTAGCGCCGACCTGTAAGGAGGGACAGTCTATGGAAGAAAAATATACAGTATACATCCGCACGGATGAGGCTGGGCGAATCGTGGAGATAAACAGCAGCGCGTTTCTGGGCGACACGGCGGGCTGGACGGCCATTGATGAGGGCTACAGCGATAAGTACCACCACGCGCAGAACAACTATTTCCCGCTGCCGATGTTCGGGGCGGACGGCTGCGCGAACTACAAGCTGGCAAACGGTACGCCCGCCCTACGCACAGAGGCGGAGAAAGCGGCAGAGATCTCCGCGCGGCCCGCGCCGGATCCGACGCCGCTTGACCGGGTGCAAGCACAGGTGGCCTATACTGCTATGATGACGGACACTCTATTGGAGGGTTAAGCATGTACGACAACATTAAAAAGTGGTACGCCATGGGCTTGTGGTCGGCTGCACAGGTGCGGCAGGCCGTCCTTAAAGGCGTTATTTCTGAAGCGCAGTACAAAGAAATCACCGGGGAGGCATGACATATGGCGATTTTTAAGGGCCGCGTGCGGGTGCGGTACGGGTACAGCCGGTGGGGCTATACCCGGAACAACGGCAAGGGCTGGCATGGCGGCAGCGACGAGGAGGGGCTGGACAGCACCACCATCCGGATGCCCGATTATAAGGGCAAAAGCATTTCCGGGCGGGTCGTTACGGCCCGCAAGGTGGACAGGTCCACGGGCAGCAAAACGTGGGAATGGGGCTGGTACGTGTGTGTGGAGCTGGACGCGGGCCAGACGCCGGACGCGGTGAACTGCCTGTATTTCTGCCACAACGCGCGGAATCTGGTATCCGTGGGCCAGCGGGTGAAAAGCGGCGACGCGCTGGCGGTGATGGGCAGCACGGGCAACGCGGCGCTGGCAAGCCCGCCCTTTGCGCACTGCCATTTCGAGGTGCGGGCCACAGCCGCCGGGGCGGGGCTTGACCCAACGGCATACACCGGGCACCCCAACGCCGTGGGTACATACGGTGAAGCAATCGACGAAACGGAGGACAGCGACATGAAGTTTCTGGAAGTGACGAGCGGCAAATGTGAGGTGTTCACCGCGCCCGATGTGAATGCGGTGGACAAGCACTATAACGGCGGAAAGCTGACCGAGGGCGTGTGCTACCCGGTGCAGGCCGAGGTGGGCAGCTCCGGCGGATACAGCTGGGTTCGCATCTTCGTGGCGGGAGTGCAGCGTTACGCCGTGGTGCTGGCCGACCGCTGCCAGATTGTGACGCTCTCCCCGGGCGACGCGTTCGAGGCCTGCGTGGCACAGGGAGGTGCGGGCGCCGATACATCCGAGCTTGAAGCTCAGGTCGAACAGCTCACAAAGGAGCGTGACACGGCCACACAGCGTGCGCAGAGAGCCGAGCAGCAGGCAGGTGCATACCTGCAGCGTATTGAATCGGCCAAAACTGCGTTGGGGGTGTAAGGCGATGGAGAACATCATCGTCGCGCTTATCACGGGCCTGTTGTCTCTGGTGGGCGTAGTGATTACCAATACGGCGGCCGCCCGGCGCACAGAGAACAAAATCACCACAGCGCAGGCCGTGACGGACACAAAGCTGGACGAGCTGACGCGGGAAGTGCGGGAGCACAACGGCTTTGCCCGGCGCATGCCTGTTGTAGAGGAACAGATCAAGGTCGCCAATCATCGTATCAGCGACCTGGAAAAATTGATGGAGGGAAAATAACATGAATATGATCGTACTTGTACTTATGATGGCCGTAACGGTGGAGGCGCTGGTGGAATACGCCAAGACCTTCGGCAAAGCGATTCTTGAAAAGCAGTGGAAAACCGCCGCCACGCAGGCGGGAGCCGTGGCGCTGGGCGTGCTGCTGTGCTTTGGCGTCGGCGCGGATTTTTACGCCGCGTTGGGTGTGAACTTCAGCGTAGCGTGGCTGGGCATTGCGCTTACGGGCGTCTTTGCCAGCCGCGGCGCGAATTATGTGAGCGACCTTGTGAAGAAGTTGCAGGCGTTGGGCGCGGCGAAAACTGAATAA